AAATTCATAATTAACTTCTCCTCCTTCTTCTATTCCAAAGGAATTTAGATTGACATACTGTCTCCACGTCGTGAGACTATTATTTCGTGCATGACCACACCCACTTGTTCTACCATCTGTTCCCGTTGCAGGAAATCCAGAAGCAGCATCTGTACAAGAAGAATGTGAATAAATCGCACCAGCCCCACCCCAGTCCACGTCAGAGTCACCCTCGTATTTATTCGTTACGATACCTGTATCGCCATCTAACACATCACCTGTATTCTTATGTTCAATAGTTGTGGTTGTTTCTGTAACTTCTTCTACACCACCTTGGAATTCTATCTCCGTTATGGTTGTTGAACCTTCATCTAATAACTGTGCATTAGAAGAGTAAGAGCATAAGAAAAATACTAAAAATGCTAAAAGCAGCTTCATCTGTTATTATCTCCTCTGTATCTGGGGCATTCTCTTTTACCCACTTATCATAATCAGGTCTTTTTTCTGGATTTTCTAACCATGCTTCTGCCGCATCTAATCCAATCTTGCCCATGTATGGACAAGGAGTTCCTGCCATCTCCATAGCTTGAAATACACGAGAATCCTGACACAACATAGCCACAGCACCAACCTTCATGCCAAAACGAAATAATTGTCTAGACAGTTTTAATCTTTCACAATTCAAATCTCTAATTGTTGTTCCTCCTGCAATACCTAATATTTGTGATTGTATTGCTGCACTTGCTGCTGTAGAGCAAACATCTTGGTTATTAACTACGACTGCAGGAGCTGATGCAGTACTCGGAGTTCTATCAACAGTTGTTGTTCCTGAAACAGTTGAGGAAGTAGATGTGACTGTATTTGTCTGTGCTTTTACTTGGCTACATAACACCAGAACAAATAAGAACAAAGCAACAATAAGAATAGCCCATAATTTGTTCAGCATAGTTTTACACCAAATATATACAAATATTATAAATAGTATATCCTACACAACCCCAGATAAGCACTTTGCTTATATAGTTACCTGCTTGAGCAGTTTTACTGCCACATTCGCAAAATATTTTTTTCATAATTATCTCCTATTTTTATTCAATCCAATTTCCTAATAACATCATTTTAGATAATTTAACACTTCTTCTTTTGGTTTGTCTTGCCCAATTTGAATCTAACATCTCTTTTACAGAATCGTCCCATAATTCACTTCCTATTGCTCTAAAAAAATTTGGCCACATAGTTGGATTAAATCGTGTAATACCCATATTAAATGCCATGTCTATAATTACAGATGTTCTAACTTCGTTTAAATGCTCTATAGGAAAGTTTTTAATTTCTTCTTCTACTCTTTCAATATCATTTGAAAGCATAAATTCTGCTTCTTCTTGTGATATTCCTAGACCATCTTTTGCAATATTTCTACCAATGCCTATTGTTGGATGTCCAATAAGTATGTCACCAGCTTTTAATTCTTGCCCTGTGGCATCATCATATACTTTTAATTTAACACCTTCATGGTCAGATATTAAATTTATAAGTTTTTGTTTATCCATAATGTTCTGCTAAATGTTTTTCTAATTGTTTAACTAATTTAGCTTTACTATAACGTTTATCAAGTTCTACTCCAATTTCTCTGCCTTTTGCTTCTAATTGCAATTTTGTAAGTTTATATAAATCTTCCTTTGGTTTGCTAGCAAATAATCTCGTTAACCACATTCCAAAACTTTCAGACATTATATTCTCCTTATTGTAAGTTTATATTATTTCGGTGGTTTCTTAACAGTTCTATTAATTTGATCTCCCACAGATTCTTAAACTCTTCATCTTTGCTTTGTCTTTTTGCTCTTTTAAGAGCTTTGATACGTTTAGTCATTTTTTTATCAACTTCTATAAACATTTTACACCCATGGTTTCTTCTCACCACCATAATAAACTCTAGCATGTCCTTCTTCAAGCATCCTATCGCAAACATTTATCCGTCCATGTTCTGGATGGTCTACTATTGGCTCACCAAGTATTCTTCCAAATTTTCCTTTGGCATCTTTGTGAGTTATTATTGTAAATCTTTTCGGAAGTAACTCTTTAAGGCGTCTTTTACTCGCCAGACCCAATTCTTTTTCTGCCAAGTTTCTGGTTCGGCTTTCAGGTGTGTCGATTCCAATAAGACGGATTCTTTCTTTTTTGAGCCAGACCTTAAAGCCAAGATCAATGCTAACATCTATCGTATCTCCATCAATAACTCTAATGAGTTCACATTTATATTCATGCATCTATACCATCCCACCAGATTGCGTTCTTGCAAGAACTGTTAATGTTTCATTAAAAGATTTATCCAGTTCTTTTGCAGCCATGGCAAATAAGCGAGGAGGAATTTCAGATGCTTTGAAACCTTTCCTGTCCAAGAATTTTCTTGCAGCTCGAATTTCTGCTGCTGCAACTTTTTTAATTTTTGCTTTTGCCATTATCTTTTTTTCTTCTTTCCTTTATAACCAGAAGCATAAACAGCACGACCTTGTCGTTCTGCTTGCTTCTTTGTTTTATACACTTTGCCAGAACTTCCCCAGCGATAGCCACCTTTAACTTTTCTTACTGGCAACTATTTTTTCTTCTTGAAACCATAAGAGCCTTTTTTCTTGCGAGTTGCTTTGGCAACTTTGCGACGACCTTTTTTAGACATTTTCTTTTTAGCTTGTTTGCCACGAGTCATGCCAAGTTGTTCATCTTTGCGAGCATTATAACCTTGTTTCTTTGCCATCTTGTTCTCCTTTGTTTAATTATTATTCTATTTACTCAGAAAGTAAATTATTTTTTTAATCTGGATCCAATATTAATTTTTTAATTTGAGGAAGATCCATCTTCTTTTCACTAATTAAATATTTTAATCCATCTTGTAATTCTTTATCAAGATCTCCGAATTTTGTCGAACCATCAATGAAGTCTTCTAGTTCTTGTGTAAGAAAACTTTCAGACTGTTCGTGGAATATTACATCATCTTCAAACATATTTTTTAATAATTTATCGTCATCAGTTATTTTTTCCAAAGCATTTTCAGGAGTTATCCCCATTTCATCTAATTCTTCTGGAAGATATCTATTTATAAAATATTCCCAAGAATAACTATCATTGGGATTGGTTGCCCTATCACCCCAAAAATCGTCCGTTGCCAATGGATGTTTAGTTTCTTTTTTAATAGGAGCTATTATCCCTGCTTCTGCTTTGAGCGAATCTTTGAAAGTTTTAAATTGGAAATTTTTGATAATAGGGATATTAAAGAAATCGGTAAGAACATCTATTTTCGGAACTGCTTTTTTGGCGAGAGGTGCAATAATATCAACAGCTTTGCCAAGAGAAGGAGCTCTGACTAATGCTCCGAGAGCACCTCGCATTATCTCTCTTCTATTCACTTTTGGGAGCTTATCTAAAACTCCTTGTGTAACTTCCTCTGTTACTGCTGGAAGTGCTCCTGGCTTAATTTTAATGGGTAACTTGGGCATTTATTTTGAATCCAATATTTTTTGAGTCTCTTGCCAGATCTCTCCATAACCACCATCAGCTTGAGCTGAGTCTCCTATGAAATTAGCTATGTCCTCGCTAGAAGCATCAGGAAACTCAGATCTAATATCTTTAGAGAAATTATTAGGAACTTTGCCTTTTTCTCCTCCTCTAAAATAATAATATGCTTCTTTTAATTCTGGGATCTCTAAATCCTTTGGATTTAATTCTATGGCTTCGTCAAGAAATTCTTCAAAAGACAAAGAAGTGCTTGTTCCTGATTCTGTATCCATCGCCAATCTTTTAACATCATCTCCAAGCTCTCCTTTTTTAGCCTGTTTGAAAAAGAATTTATTTACAATATTACTAAATAATGGAAGTTTTAATTGTGTTCCTGTATCTATAAATTCTCGTATATTAAGAATTTTTTTAGCAACAGGAGCAACTTTGGCAACAGGAGCAAGAACATCAGCGACTTTCCCAAGAGCACTTGTATCAGCTAATGTGCTCAATGCTCCTCCTAAAAATTCTCTTCGGTCAACTTGAGGGAGCTTATCTAAAACTCCCTGTGTTACTTCTTCCGTTACTGCAGGAAGTGCTCCTGGCTTAATTTTGACAGGAAGCTTGGGCATCGCTAATAATCCGAATGGCCACCAAGGATTTCATCCATAACATTAGATGCATCTCCTCCATGGAGTTTGATAACTTTTACAGAACCTTCTTCTTCTATTTCCGCAGAGTCATCATCTTCAGATTCCATGATTCCTTCTTCTTTTAAATAAGTCTGATGACAGAGTAATAGAAATTTGGTAAGCTGGTCATCAGTTAAACCAATTTCATCTGCACTGAAACCCATCTTGGCTTCAAACATTTCTTTCATGTCAACACCACTTAAATCAATGGTTGCTTCAGCCATTCTTTTTTTCCTTCATAAAAAATCCGATAACTCCTGAAAGACCACAGCAAACCATAACAACACTTTGCCATAAGTCATTAGGAATAATAACACCAACCATAGCCAAGACACCTGTCAAAGCTGCATAGGATGATGGTTCTTTAAATCGAGTAATAATATCCATTGTTTATTCTCCTGTTAATTTTCGACCTAGATTTAATAATAATTCTTTTGGTGTTGAAATCAAAGTATTAATTCCGCCACCAGCAGCTGCATCAGATTGGAATTCTTCAAGAGGCATATGTCTTTTAAAAGGTCTTTCAAGAACTCCTGTGTTTGGATCTGGGAAATCTCCTTGGAATTCCATCATAGAATCATAGCCCATGCTTCTTAATGCTTTTGATCTCATATCTTCATAAGAGCCAGAAGGAAAATCTCCTTGGAAGTTCATAATTTGTCTATCCGTCATAGAACCAGAGCCTGTTGGTCTTGCTCTTGGGGAAACTCCTGTCATTGGATCTTTCTGGTATTCTTGGAATTCCCGATCCGTCATAGATCCAGAGCCTATTGGTTCTCCCAATATAGCTCCTTCCATTCGTAGTGCATGGAGTCTCATATCTTCATAAGAGCCAGAAGGGAACTTTCCTTGATATGTCAAAATTTCTTCATCTGTCAGAGAACCAGAGCCTATCAAAGAGCCAGGACCTATTCGTCTTTCTCCTGTGTTTGGATCTATGGGATATTTCTCGTATTGCTTGAGCATAGATCGTGGGATAGAGTCA